CATCTCTATCGCATCGTTGATAGAAACGGAGACTCTATAAGATTCAGGCTAAACCCAGTCCAGGCAAATGTTCTTAGGAATATCCACACTCGTAATATCATCTTGAAAGCTAGACAACTTGGAATGTCGACATTCTCTGTGCTGTATATGCTAGACGAGACTATATTCAATGCCAATACGTCAGCGGGGATTGTTAGTTACTCGCTAGAGCATGCACAACACATCTTTAAGAGGATTATTGGTCACGCCCTAGATTCGCTCACGCCTATAGCCAAAGACATGGTGGGCATCATTCAACGTTCAGCAAGAGAAATATCATTCGCAAATGGCTCGTTTCTTAGAGTTGATACAACCTTGCGTGGTGGTGCTTATCAAAACGTGCTAGTGTCGGAGTTTGGTAAGACATGCGCAAGAAATCCACTGAAGGCAGAAGAGGTTATTACTGGAACGCTTAACACATTGGCGCAGACATCAACTTGTATTATCGAGTCAACGGGCGAGGGAAATGAAGGTTATTATGCCGAGATGGTCACGAATGCAGCACAGCATGGAAACAAAGACCTATCACCATTGCAATATAAACTATTCTTCTTTAACTGGCTTGAAGAACCAACCTATAAGAGTGTTCAGAATATAGTCTATGAAGTTGAGCTAACCGATTACTTTGATAAGGTAGAGAAAGAAACAGGTCAAAAGATTGCTCAAGACCAACGCAATTGGTATGCCATCCAACGAACTACGTTAGGCGACAAGATGAAGCAAGAATTTCCGTCTACAGTTGCAGAAGCATTCATATCTAGCTCTGATGCGTATTACTTCCAACGTAGCCTAGAGAAAGCCTATAGCGACAACAGAGTGCTTACAACATCCCTATATGATCCCTTAGAGGCTGTTTATGTGGCTATGGATATTGGGGTTAATGATCTAACCGTAATGACGTTCTTTCAAGTAATTCATGGGGAAATAAGAGTCATCGACTATTATCATGACAACAATAAAGGGGTAGATTTCTATGTTAATTTCTTACTTCAGGACAAGCGTTACACTTATCGTACAATATTCTTGCCTCATGACTCTCGTAAAAGAGATGGCGTTGTAGTAGAGAATATTTATGAGCGTGAGTTCCGTAGGCTAATGAGTCATACAGGCGTTCAAGTAACCGTCTTGAAAAGGACAGACAAGAACCTGAACATATCCAATGCAAAGATAAAGTTTGATAGATGCGTATTTAGTCTAAAAAAGGTAAAGCCATTATTGGATCAGCTCACTAAGTATCGTAAGAAGTGGTCGGAGCAGTATGGTAAGTATTTAGACGAGCCCTATCATAACATCGCCTCCAACTTCGCAGATTCTTTCATATATGCCATGCAGGGCGTTAGTCATGTCGAGGTAGTGGGTACACTCAAAGGATCACTTAAAAAGCACAGAGAAGCCGTTGAAAGCCGTTACAAGCGATTTTAATATTGTGTGTTAATTCTAAATAGCCTTAGATTGAGATAAGATTAAAATAGAAGATATAACATGGCTTTAAACGAGTACGAAATCAAAGACGAGTTTCAATCAAATTATAGATACGCTCATGACTATTGGTCGCCCTTTGTTTCTAATGCTAGGATTTTTTCCTTGGCAGCTTCGGGGTATACATGGAGTGATGAGGAACTAAAGAACTTGCAAGCTGAAGGTCGAGAGCCTTTAGAGCTTAATATAATGCGAAGACCGATGCAGTTCTTCTCAGGATACTTAAGAGACAATCTCAATTCTATTATCTACTCACCAGTTGAAGGGAGTGATACCCAAACAGCAGATCAATTTACGGAACTTGGATACTATACATGGGATAAGGGCAACGGTTACGCTACTTTCCTAGATGCTGCTGATGAAAGCATGAAAGCAGGAATGTCCTTGTGTGGAATACAGATGGATTATTCTAAAGACTTTGTCAATGGGGATATATCTTTCTTCAAGCGGACGTATAACTCTTTTTATTTAGATCCAACGTTTGAGAGTATTGATCTAAAAGATTGTGCATTTGCCATTACAAGAGATTTGATTGACCGCAACTTGATTAAACAATTATTGCCCTTCATTGATCCGAAAGTTATTGATGATATCCAATCATCTTACCGAGACGAGAAGTTTTTAAGCTTCCACCCTAATTTTACTACGCTCATGAGAAATAGAAACATCATGGCATATGATCAATATTATAGACGCACAACACGAAAGCGTAAGTTTCTAGTTGATTTAGACAGCTCATTCTATCGAGACATTACGGACCTATCCAGTGAAGAGACTGCTAAACTAAAAGGTGGAGTTAAACGTATAAGAGATTTACGAGAAGTTGCCGATAATGAGAATGTAGACCCACAACAAATGCCTCCTAGAGTAGAGATAAGAACGGTTGAACGTCCATACATGGAGCTAAACATCATGTTAAACGGTCAACCTGTATATTTAGGTGAAGACAAGACAGGAATCGTAGAAACTTTTCCGTTTGTTCCCGTTATGTGTTACTTCGAGCCATCTATATGGATGCCATCGCAAAGAATACAAGGAATATCTGCGACATTATGGTCAGCACAGAGACAATTTAATAAAAGACACATGAAAATCGTGGATATGATGGATACATCTATATCTACAGGTTACAAATATTTATTAGGTTCTGTTCCTGATCCGAAAGAACTGCAACAGAGTGGACAAAACAAGCTTGTTGGGGTTGATCCCGAAGCACCTGGGGGCTTAGATGCAGTTCAAGAGTTACAAGGGGCGAATGTTAGCCCTGCACTAGTGGAATACCAAGGTATATTAGATCAACTAACTTTGACATTAGCGAATGTGAATGAATCTGTGCTAGGTGTAGACGAGAAGGGCAACACACAGATATCTGGAAGGCTAGCAGAAGTAAGAATAGGGCAGGGATTACGTTCTAACCGTAAACTTTTTGATAATATCGAAACAAGTCAACAGCTTTTGGGTGGATTAGTCTTAAAAGCTATGCAAAACCATTACACACCTGGGAAAGTCAAGAGGATATTAGGAGAAGAGCCAACCCCACAATTTTACGATCAAGAGTTTGAGCAATATGATGCTGTTATTAAAGAGGGTGTACGTTCTAAATCTCAAAAAGATGCTTACTACTACGAGCTTGTTAATCTTAAGCGTGAAGGCATTGTTGATGTTCCTGAGAGTGAAATAGTGAATGCCCTTGAAGTGGCTGGTATCTCTCAATTGAAAGAGGCTGTTGAAGCACAAGCTAAACAACGTAGTGAGCAACAACAAGAGCTAGGACAAAAACAAATAGCTGTACTTGATGCAACTGCTGCTGAGAAATACGGTTTGGCTGGTGAGAGAAAAAGTCGTGAGAGAAGCAATATTGGCTTGGCGGATGAGAGAGAGTCCGAAGCTATTCAAAATCAAGCTCAAGCAACATTAGACCGAGCTAGAACGATTACGGAGATATCACAGCTTGGTGATGACAGAATATTAAAGGTACTGCAATTTGTTAATACATTAGAACAGCAAGAAGAAGCAAAGAGACAGCAACAAAAAGCAGAAATAGAGGCACAGGCTAGCGATTTAGAAGCTAGTGCTGAAGGTAACAAACAAGAAGTAAATCAACAATAAGGAGGCTAATATGCCTATGGAAAGAGGATCAATGGACTCAGGTAAGGGATTATATTCTACACCTGATAACCCATTACAAAGTGCAAGTCGTGTATCGCCTATGTGTGGTCCTGGTGGAAACGCCGACCAACAAAAAGCGAATAGAAACTTACAGCAAGCACATGCAGAGAAAGAATCTCTTCGTGGTAAAAGCGGAAGATAGTTTATGTGTAGCATGCAGATGGGAAAATGCCCTGTTAGTGGGTTAATCTTACCTAAGAAGTTTATAGACGAGAAACAGTCTTTAAAAAAATCAATAGACGATTGGGTAGATAAGATTGTTAATAGCAATCAGCACATTAAGGGAACGTATTTTCTTACATTTCATGCAAAGTTTGATCCGATACATCCTGATGTATTTCGGATTGACGCACCTAAATTGACGAGTCAACTACCTATGTTCATCTCTAATTCATTTGTTTGGTATGTAAATAACACCAAGGAAGTATGTGAATTATTGTGGATGGTAGCCCCAAAACGACCTGGGGAAGATTTAAAGGTTGAGTTTAATAAGGAAGGTGTCGCCTACCTACAAGCAAAGGGCGCTATGCCATCATAAGAGGCTATCTTATGTTAAAACGGGGGAATTTATGACAGATACCGTTTCTGTAGAAACTGAGAATAATACTGCAGTTGTGGAAACTACACCAGTAGTTGAGGAAGCAAAAGTTGCTGATCAACAGGTAGAGACTCCAGCTCCTATTGTTGAGGAACATCAAGAAGAAAAGACAGTTCCTTTATCAGCTCTCCAGAAAGAGCGTAAAAGACGACAGGAGTTAGAAGAAGAGAATCGGGTATATCGTGAGCATCAATTAAAACAGATGCAGGACAAACCTGAAGAGCCTGATGACACGCAATATGATCCTGTAACTAAAGGGGAATTAAGATTAACGCAGCAGCAAATTATTCGAGCAGTTGAAGAAAAAAGATGGGTAAAAGAAAACCCAGAGAAAACAGAACTAATAAATGAGAAACTGAGAGAATTTTTAAAACAAAGACCTAATTTAACTTCGGCAATCGAAGCTGCGAGCAATAGATATGAAGAGGCATGGGAGTTAATGGATAAGTTAACACCGAAACAAAAAGCGTCATTAAAGACAACTGGTAGTGCAAATGCACGAAGGGAAGCCCCTGGTTCGCCTGGAGCTGTTCCTAAGGCTGCTGGCATCAATCAGACGGTTGACTTTGGTGATATGTCGGACTCAGAGTTTAATGCATGGAGGCAGGCTAAGAAGCGGAGCAGTCGTTAGGTCGTAGAAGGAGACTAATATGGCAGTAACCACAACAGCTACTTATGGCTCAATGAGCGATAAATGGGCGCACCGAGCATTGTTACAAAGATCAAAACCAAGAAATGTTCATAATCTTTTTGGTAGAGCTTTTACTTTGCCTCAAAAAAATACAGATACCGTTGTTTTTAGAAGACAAGAGAACTTTAATTCTGATCCAGTGGTATTAACAGAGGGTGTTGATCCAGCACCAGAAGTAATACAAAAATATGACATCAACGTATCGGTCCAAGAATTTGGAAAAGTTACGTTATTATCAAGAAAAGTATTGTTAGTAGTAGAAGATGACACAGCGTTTGAAACTGCTGACAACTTATCTCAAGCTATGCATACAATGCTAGACAAAGTAACACGTGACGTATGGGCATCATCCGTACCACAAATTACATGTCTTAATGGTACAAATGGTGAGGCAATCACTGAACTAACACAAATAGATGTTAATCGTGCGATTGCTTACCTAGATGAGAATGACACAGAGAAGATGTCTCCGACAGTTTTGGGATCTTCTCGTTATGGAACAGGACCGATTGAAGCGTCCTGGTGGGTGGCATCTCACGTAAAATTAAAACCAGATATTCGTGCTTTAGATGCATTCGTACCTACTTCTGAATATGGCGCTCAAGAAAGCGTTCTACAAGCAGAATTTGGTGCAACAGACGAAGCTAGATGGGTAACATCAACGC